GGGCTGAGCCCCGAGGCGATCGCCCAGCTGCGGGAGCAGATCAACGAGCGCCACGGCGGGGTCGAGAACAGCCGCAAGCCGATGTTGCTGACGAACGGGCTGAAGACCGCCCCCCTGTCGATCCCGGCCGACGAAATGCAATTGCTCGAGTCCCGGAAGTTCGCGGTCGAGGAAATCGCCCGGATCTTCGGGGTGCCCCCGTTCATGATCGGCCACAACGAAAAGACCACCAGCTGGGGATCCGGCGTCGAGGCCATGGGCGTCGGCTTCGTCCGCTACACCCTGCGCCAGCACCTCAACAAGATCGAGACCGAGCTGAACCGGAAGCTGATCCGGTCCTCGCGTAAGGTCCTGGCCTTCGACACGACCGAGCTGGAGCGGGCCGACTTCAAGACCCTCCTGGAAGGCTTCCGGATCGCCCTGGGGCGCGCCGGGGAGTCCCCGATCATGACGGTCGAAGAGGTGCGCGAGCGCCTGAGCCTGCAGCGCCAACCGGCGACACCCTTCCCCGCCCTGGCCGCGCCCCCGCCGGCCGATCCCGAACCTTCGCCGGCGTCCGCGCCGGATCCTGAAACTGACGGAGCCGCCTGAAATGCGCCAGCTCACCCGACTGATCCAGGCGAACCGCGGCCGGGGGTCCTTCCGTGCGGAGGGCAACCGCCTCGCGGTTTACGACGTGATCGTGTCCTCGGACGCGGACGCGGCCTGGCTGGGCGGCGTCTCCGCCGAGGCCTTCGCCCGGGAGCTGCGCGCCATGACCGGCGACGTCGAGCTGCGGATCAACAGCCCCGGCGGCGACGTCTTCGCCGCCCGGGCCATGGCCCAGGCCATGCGCGAGCACCCCGGGAAGGTGACGGCCTATGTCGACGGCGTGGCCGCCTCGGCCGCCAGCCTGCTGGCCGTGAGCGCCGCCGAGACCGTCATGGCCCCCGGTTCGATGATGATGATCCATGAGGCCTGGACGATCGCCCTCGGTAACAAGGGCGACTTCCTTTCGACCGCCGCCCTGCTGGAGAAGATCGACGCCTCGATCGTCGAGACCTACCAGGCCAAGGCCGGCGGCGAGACCGAGGCCTGGGCCGCCGCCATGGCTGCGGAAACCTGGTACACCCCCGCCGAGGCCGTGGCCGCCGGCCTGGCCGACCGGGTCGCCGAGGCCCAGCCCTCCGCCGCCCAGGCCGCCTGGGATCTCGGCGTGTACGACAATGCCCCCGCGCCTGCGCCCTTCGCGGCCCAGCTCGCCCCCGAGCCCGAGCCTGTCCAGGCCGAGGCCGACCCCCAGATCGAGATCGAGCACCGGAAGCGCCGCCTGGCCGTCCGGCTGCTTTGCACCCCTGCCTAAGCGCTCCCCGCGCGAGCAGACATCCCGCCGGGAGATACCCGGCTATCACCCGAGGACCCCCTAATGACCCGATCGATTCAGGACCTCCGCGAACAGCGGGGCGCCCTTGCCAAAGAGCTGAACGCCCGCATGGACACGGGCAAGGCCTGGACCCCTGAGGACCAGACCGTTTACGACGCCAACATCGCGCAGATTGACGCGATCGACGCCCAGATCGGCCGGATCTCGGCCCTGAACGAGCGCGTCGCCTCTGACGCCCTCGAGGGCCGTGTCGTCGAGGCGACCGCCCGGGCCGTGCGCGACAATGGCGGCGACCCCCGCGCCGTCTTCCAGAAGTGGATGCGCGGCGGCGACGCCGCCCTGAGCTACGACGACCTGGCGACGATCCAGAACACCATGTCCACGACCACCAACTCGGAAGGCGGTCACACCGTCGCCACCGAGGTGGCCCAGTCCGTCATGGAGGCCATGAAGGCCTTCGGCGGAATGCGGGAGGTCGCCAACGTGATCCAGACCGCCCAGGGGAACCCGATCAACTTCCCAACCTCGGACGGCACCTCGGAAGTCGGCGAGATCCTGGCGGAGAACGCCTCGGCCACGGACCTCGACCCCACCTTCGGCGTCCGGACCCTGAGCGTCTTCAAGTACAGCTCCAAGGTCGTGACGGTCCCCTACGAGCTGCTTCAGGACACCTCGGTCGACGTGGAGGCCATGGTCCGCGCCCGCCTGGCAACCCGGATTGGCCGGATTACCAACGCCCACTTCACGACCGGCACCGGCTCCGGCCAGCCGAACGGCGTGATCACGGCGACCTCGGTCGGCAAGACGGGCGCCACGGGCCAGACCCTGACCGTCACCTACGACGACCTGGTCGACCTGCAGCACTCGGTCGACCCGGCCTATCGCGCCCTGAACAATGAAAAGTTCATGATGAACGACCTCACCCTGCGCTCGATCCGGAAGCTGAAGGACGGCCAGAACCGGCCGATCTTCGTGCCCGGTTACGAGACGGGCGTCCCTGGCGGTCTTCCGGACACGCTGCTGGGTAACCCGGTCGTGATCAACCAGGACGTCCCGGTGATGGCGGCGAACGCGAAGTCGATCCTCTTCGGCGACTTCAGCTTCTACACCATCCGCGACGTGATGGAGGTCACCCTCTTCCGCTTCACGGACTCGGTCTTCACCCGCAAGGGCCAGGTCGGCTTCCTCGCCTGGTCCCGCCATGGCGGCCAGATGATCGACGTCAACGCCGTGAAGTTCTACGCCAACTCGGCGACCTAAGGGCAGGGCCTTGCGCCCAGCCGAACGGCGGGGGCGGGTTCGCCCGTCCCCGTTTCTTTCCCCCTTCTGATAGGCGCCCGCCATGCAAGTCCGTATCCTCTGGGTACCGCCTGGGCCGTCCGACCTGGTCTGTGGCGAGGTCTGCGACCTTCCGGAGGCCCGCGCCCTGCAGCTGGTCGCCGCCGGCGAGGCCGAGCGCCTCGAGCCCGCCGTCGCCGCTGCGGCCAAGACCCGCAAGGCGAAGACCCCCGAATGACCCCCTCCTGGACCCGGCTCACCTGGACCGCGCCGTCGGCGGCGATTGTTACCGTCGCCGAGCTGAAGTCGCACCTGCGGGTGGACTATGCCGACGACGACGACCTGATGAGCGACCTGGTGGTCGCGGCCCAGAACCACATTGAGGGCCCGGAGGGGATCGGCCTGGCGCTGGCGCCCTCGACCTGGCGTCTGAGCCTGGACGACTTTCCGGGTGATGAGGTCATCGCCATCCCGCTGGGTCCCGTGACGGCCGTGACCGGGATCACCTACCTGGACACGGCCGGCGCGACCCAGACCCTGAACCTGGCGGACGTCCGGATCGACCTGGACGCCCGGCCGGCCCGGATCACGCCCGCCCTGGATAAGGACTGGCCCGACACGGCCGACCTGGTCGGGGCGGTCAAGGTGACCTTCACGGCGGGGCCGGCGACCCCGGATCCGGGCCTGAAGCGCGCGGTCCTGATGCTGGCGGCGCACTGGTACGCCAACCCTTCCGCCACGGCCCCCGGCCAGGTCCCGGAAATCCCGCTGGGAGTCGCCGCCATCCTCGCCCGCAAGTCCCCCTTCCTGATCGGATAGCGCCCATGTGGATCGCCTTCACCGCCGACTTCGACTGGTCGCCCCCGGGTGCGACCTGGCTGGTCGCCTACAAGGCCGGGATGCGCTGCAACGTGACCGCCGAAGCGGGCGCTGAGGCGGTCGCTGCCGGGGCCGGCCAGGTGATCCGCGCCCCGTCGCGGGCCGAGGCCGACCAGCTGGCGGCGGACCCCTACTGGACCGCCTGAGGTGAAGAGCTTCGACCTGCGCGCCCGGGTCCGGTTTGAGCGCCGCCAGGACCTGGCCGACGGGTTCGGCAATTTCGAGGGCGACTGGCGCAGCCTGGGCGAGACCCGGGCCGACCTGAGGCCGACCCGAGGCGGCGAGACCGTGATCGCCGGCCGGCTGCAGGGCAAGGCCAGCTGGGACCTCTGGGTCCAGTCCTCGGCCCTGACCCGCAGCGTCGGTCCCGACGACCGCGTGGTCGACGTCCGCGACCCTGAGCGGGTCTGGAATATCCGCTGGACCGGCGACCTGGACGGCGACCGCCGCTGGGTCCTGATGCAGCTCGAGGAAGGGTCCGCCGAATGAAGGACCCCAGCCTTCCCGTCCAGGCGGCGGTCTTCGCCGCCCTCACGGCCTCGGCCCCCCTGGCGACCGCCTTCGGGGCCGAGCCCCGGATCTACGACCGGGTGCCTGTTGACGCCGCCGGCCGGGTGACCGCCGCCTTTCCCTACCTGGCGATCGGCGAGGACCAGGTCACCTCAGAGGCCGACGCCTGCCACGACGCCAGCTCGATCTTCGTGACGGTCCATGTCTGGAGCCGGAAGGTCGGCAAGGTCGAGGCGAAGACGATCATGGCGGCCGTCTGCCTGGCCCTGGACGTCAAGCTGACCGTCGCCGGGTTCGGCGTGATCGGCCACGAGGTCGAGACCGGCCCCCAGCACCTGACCGACCCCGACGGCCTGACCAGCCATTCGGTCGCCACCTTCCGTTACCGCCTGGCCCCCGTGGCCAATCCCTGACCCTGGAGAGACCTAAATGGCCGACGTCGGCATCATCGAAGGCGAAAAGCTGCTGATCCTGATCGGGGACGGCGCCACGACCGAAGTCTTCACCCATCCCTGCCTGATCAACACCACGCGCGGGATCACCTTTGTGACCAACATGACCGAGACCGAGGTCCCGGACTGCGCCTCGCCCTCGACCCCGGCGAAGATTGTCCGGAAGGCCAAGTCGATCGACTTCAGCGTCACCGGGGCCGGCAAGGTCGATAAGACCTCGGTCCTGGCCTACATCCAGTGGCTGAACGCGGCGGTCGCCAAGAACGCCAAGATCACCCAGTCCGAGACCGCGCCGAACGGCGGCTGGGTCGGGACCGGCAAGCTGCTTCTGAAGGACTTCGCCATCACCGGCGACCGCGGCGATTACCAGGAAGTCAGCCTGACCCTGGTCCCGGCCGGCACCTTCACCTGGGCCGCAGTCGTTTGATCCGTCACGCTTTCGGATCCGAAGAACAGGCCTTCCGGCTGCGCGTGGGCGAGTGGCGCGACGTCGAGAAGGCCTGCGACGCGGGCCTGGGCGAGATCGCCGCCCGGCTCGCGCCGCTGGCGGCCCTGGTCCAGGCTGGGGCGTCCGGGCCCGGGGGCTTCATGGGCGCGGTCGCGCACGGCGCGTTAGGGCGGATGCGCCTGGACGACGTGCGGGCCCCGCTGATGTTCGGCCTGATCGGCGGCGGCCGGACCTCGACCGAGGCCGGCGCCCTGGTTCGCCTGGTCTTCGATGAAGCGGTCGCGGCCGGCAAGGGCCCGGCGGTCGAATATGCGGGCCTGGCCCTGGCGATCGTCATGCAGGCGATCGTCGGCCTGGAGGATGAGGCGGAGGACGACCCCGCGGGGGAGCCCGAAGCGGCGGAGGCCTAGACGGCCGGCCGCCGCTGCCGAACGGAAAGACCCGCTTCCTCGACCTGTACGCGGCCGGGGCGGCCATGGGCTTTTCCCCGACCGAGATCGACGGCTGGGAGCCCTATCAGTTCGCGGCGGCCTGGAAGGGCTGGCGAACCGCCAACCTTCCGCCCCCGGGGCCGTCGGCTCCAAGCGACGATGAGTTCCGCCAAGCCGTCGAGGGGGCGCTGAGCTGATGGCCCAGATGAAGAACCTCGAAAAGCGGGTCGCCCAGCTGCAGCGCCTGCCCGAGGCGGTCCAGGCGGCGGCGGAGGCGGCCTTCGACCAGGAGGTCGCCGGCCTGGTCGGCGCCTTCAAGCGGGCCTGTCCGGTCTCTGACCTCGAGGTCAACCCCGGCGAGCTGCGCGACAGCATTGAAAGCTACCCCGTCCCGGGCCGTCCCCTCAGCGCCCGGATCATCGTCGGGGCCAAGGATGCGAAGGGCGTCAGGTACGCCCGCTACGTCGAGTTCGGCCACACGTCCAAGGGTGGGGCCTACGTCCCCGCCCAGCCCTTTTTCTGGCCGACCTACCGGGCCCGGAAGAAGGAAATCCGCCGACGGATGCTGGCCCCGGCCCGCAAGGTGATCCGCCAGCTTTTCCCAAAGGTCTGACCCCCATGGCGCGCACGGACGAACAGGCCCTGCTGCTGCAGGTCTCGGCCGACATTCGCGGGCTGGAGCGGTCTTTTGAGCGCGCCGCCGGCGTGGTCAAGACCCGGTCGAAGCAGATGGAAAACTCGGCGGGGGCCCTGGAAAAGGTCTTCGCCCGGCCCAGCCTGACCGGCGCAATCGACAAGGTCTTCGACGAGACCCGGTTCCGCGCCCTGGACGCGGGTGCTGCCCGCCTGGGCGTCTTCGGCGGGGCCCTCGAGGCCTTGGGCCCGATCGGCCTCGCGGCAGGGGCGGGGATCGGAGCCTTTGGCGCGGCCCTGGCCGGC